TGGTATCTCTTTCGCCGGTCCGATCAGGTCGGTGAGACTGACCGGACCCATCTTGGCCTGAAGCCTCCGTCGCTGACGTTCGAGTTTCGTCAGCATGTTGGTGGCCCGCACCAGGCGGGTCTGCCAACGCCGGATCGACGTCTCGCACTTGGCGAGTTTAGTTTGTGCGCCGTTCTGCATGACGCACCTTCCTTTCTGATTTGATTTTCAAACAACGCGGGCGAGGTGCCCGCATCAATCGGATTTCCGACTGACAAAATTATTTTACGACACATCGATGCACACGTGCGGGTAGCAACGCGCGTCGTGCGAAATTCGCAAATGATCACGTGCGAAAATTTGCGGAAGTCCAATAAAATATTTTTGCATTTATGCTTTTTGCTCACGCGGAATGACTCGCACGTCGAAGTTGAAACGGCTCAAAAAATGAAACGACAATGGCGGCGGCTGCGCGACACGTTCAGTCTGCTCGATATCGCGCTGATCCTGATCGCGATCGCCATCATCATCGCGGTGATGGTGTTATGAAAATGGAGAAGCGACCTTGCCGATTGTGCCGTGGGCTTGCGCACATGGTGAACCGCCTCCGGTCACGCTTCGGTGTGCAAGCACCGTGGATATCGCGCCAGCGGACAACAGCGTCGACACCAACGCCATCATCATCGAAGGCTTCGGGGAAATCGACAGCCTCGGCCTCGGGCCGGGCGGCTTCATCAGGAAGCGAATCGTATTCCGGCCAGCCGCGCCGCAGCTACCCGGCCAGCAACCGGCGGGCGGCGGACCAGCGCCGACCATAACCATCCGGCACAACCCGCCGTGGCTGCTGACGGTGACCGGCAACAACCGGATCGTCCGGGCAGAAAGTTACGGCGAATATGTCTGCAACGACAACGGCCACTGGTTTGAACTGTATTTCACGGCGACCGGCGCGGCTTCGTTCGAACTGCGGATCGAGGCGCTCGAGCAACGGCTGGCGGAGATCGAGCGGCGACTGAAAACCGATTAACGCGGAGGAAATGCGATGGCTGTCAATTATGTTGCCTCACTGAAATCGACGCGCATGGCGGCGGTCATTACTGCCATCGATGCCAACGCTGCACCGGCTACAATCGAGATCGGCACCGCTGGCATGGCGGCGGTGTTGTGCATCATCACCCTGGCCGACCCGTCCTTCACCGAAAGCGGCGGCGTCATCACGATGGCGGGCGTTCCGAAATCGGGCGTTGCTTCGCAAAGCGGCACGGCGGCGGCGGCCCGCATCAAGGATGGCGGCGGCACCAGCATTGTCACCGGCCTCACGGTCGGCACCTCGGGCGCGGACATCAATCTCAATTCGACGGCGATCTCATCGGGGCAGACGGTGACGATCTCGTCGGGCACGATCACGCACTCGGCCTGATGTGTGGATACGGCACGGCGAATGTACGCGCTGCGGGCAATGCTGCGTCGGCGATCCGTTCAACGGCGAGGAAGGCGCGGCCAGTGTCGCGGGCTATTGCCCGCTGTATCGGCTGCTCGACGGGCGCGGTCATTGCTCCGGGCACGGGCAGCATCCGTATTATCTCGGCGGTTGCAACCGATGGCCCGACCGGCCTGAACTGATCGCCGACAAGCCATCGTGTACGTACACATTCGAGTGGCGGGACTAGATGGCAACCAAGTCGCTTTATTTTAAGAACGCTGCGCCAAGCGGCGCGGCAACATCGCTGTCATTGCAGGACGGCGGCACCGCGCCGACCGGCGCGATCACGGCGACCGGATGGGTCGTTGCCAAGCTGGCCGCCAACAATATGTCGGCGATGCTGGCGGGCACCGAACGCGCCTCCGGCACGTTCAGCACAAGCGATGCGATCCCGTCGTTCGCGGCGTCGGCGTGCTGGCGATCTGAAAACCCGTTTACCGGCATTTTCGCCAACGCGAATTGGACGCTGGCGTTTCGGGTGCGGGCGGTCAGCGCGGCATCGGCCCAGACCGGTGCCGTCAAGGTTCGGCTCTGGCGTTCGACCAGCGCGGACGGTTCGGGCGCGACGCAGCTTACCGGCGCGGTGCTGACCGGCACGACCACGGCGGCACTTTCGACGACTGTATCGCAAACCAGCACGGTGACGTGGACACCGGGCGGCACGGTCACGCTCAACAACGAATATCTGTGGGTCCAGTGCGAATGGAATATCGTTGCCGCGTCCGGCAGCAACAGCGGCGACGTCGACTTCTACGTTGAAAGTGCCGGCGTTATCACGACGCCGGATTTTCAGGCGATCATCACCGGCACGCTGGCGGTCACGGAAACCGCCGACGATGCCACCAGCGACGGCGGTCTGGTTGGACTGCTCGGCACGCTCGCCGAAACTGAGGACCCCGATACTGCCGCCTTTGCTGGCGGCATCATCGCGACCGGCACATTGGCCGCAAGCGAGGATGCCGATGCTGCCGCGCTCGACGGCGAGGTCGCCTTTCTCGCGGTATTGGCCGCGAACGAAGCCGCCGATGTTCTGACCGCAAGCGGCACGGTCGCCGCCGCCGGTATCGGCGGCGACCTGGCCGCAACCGAAACCGCCGACGCGGTCGCGTTCACCGGCCAGGTGACCGGCATCGGCGCGGCGTTGACCGCGAACGAAGCGCCTGATGCCGCGAACGTCTCGGCGCTGGTCGCGTGGAGCGCGGCGCTCGCTGCAAGCGAGGTCGGCGACACGGCGAACCTCGCCGCCACGGTGCGCTGGCTGGCGGCGCTGGCGGCGACCGAAGCATCCGACACGGCTGCGGTTACAGCGCAAACGGCGTGGAGCGCAACGCTCGCCGCGACCGAAAGCGGGGACACGGCGGACCTTGCCGCAGCGGCGCGGTGGCTCGCAATACTCGCCGCAACGGAAGCGGGCGATAGCGCAAGCCTCGCCGCAAGTTCGCAATGGCTCGCCGCACTAGCGGCAAGCGAGGCGCAGGATGCCGCTGCCGTCACCGGGGCGGTGCGATGGCTGGCGGCGCTGGCGGCTGTCGAAGCGCCCGACGTCGCGTCCATCGCCGGACCGATCCCGATTTTCGGGACACTGGCCGCGAACGAAGCGGCCGACACCAGCGCCATCAACGGAGCGGCGTCGGCGTTCGGCAGCTTGGCCGCGAGCGAAGCCGGGGACGTCGCGGCAATATCCGTCAACGTCTATACCGGCGGCGCTCTCGCTGCGACGGATGCTACCGATGTCGCCAGCCTCGCGGCCCTGACCGGCGTCATCGGCGATATCGCCGCGGTGGAAGATGGTGACGTCGCGGACATCATCGTCGGCGTCCTGATCGACGGCCAACTGGCAGGCGAGGAAACCGCCGACGTCGCGGCCTTCGTCGGGCAGAAACTGCTGCCCAATATGATGGTGGCCTACGAGGCCCCCGACGTCGCGCGGTTCACGAGCGGCGAGATCAGCAAGGTCTACGAGATCGTCGCGAAGAAAACGGTGCCATCGGTCCTCGCGACGAAAAGTACGGCGGCTGATATTGCCGCGCAGAACACCATGATCGCGTCGATTGTCGCGCAACGCACCGCGCCAGCACAATGGGATGCCCAACGATGACGACGACGCACGCACCGATCTTCTGGTTCGCCGGGGACGATTGGGAAATCCGCGCGACCCTGCTCGATGAAAACGGCAATCCTTACGATCTGAGCGGAACGCCTGAGATCAAATGGGCTTTGCTCGACGGCTCCTGTCGGCGCGTGATCGACGAAGCCGACGTAAGCATTTCGGTTACGGACGCGGCGGCTGGCAAATGCTCGATCATGGTGCCGTCGGCGAAAACCTCGCCGCTGCCCGGTGCCAGATACACCGACGCCATCCGCATTGTGACCGGCGGCGTTAGTTCGACGCTGTCAACCGGGTCGATCTATGTCACCGCCGATCCGTGGGCTGTCCAGGCAGCGACGGTTGCGCGGCGTCCGGTGCTGCGGCGGGTGAGTTGATGATCGACGCGGTGGCGGCGGAGCGCGTTGCGCGGTTTGCTGAAGCGAAACGCATCGCGCTCGAATTACTGCGCGACTTCGACGAGGCCGAACACCCGCGCGACCGCGACGGAAAGTTCACCGACAAGCCGGAAACCGGCGGCGGCGGGCCAGCGCCCAAGCCCGCCGAAGCCAAGCCGGTGCCGTCAGACAAAAAGGGCAAGAAACCGGCGGACATCGCCGACTTCGCCAAGGACAGCGTCACCGTTGATACCGCGACGATCAGCGACCCCGCCAAGCAGAAAAAATTTGTCGATACGTGGAACGCCTATGTCGGCGAAGCGCCGGCCGAATTTCGCAACGAGTTTCTCGGCGGCCAGAACGGCACCATGAGCATCCATTACACTGACTACGACGAGGCCATCACCGTCTCCGGGTTCTTGCTGGACGCCGAAGGAAACAAGATCGGCGAATACCGACGCTCCATCGACTTCGACGATAAAGAGGCGGCGAGCGACTATTTCAAGATGTTCGGCGGGAAGCAGGACGCCGGTCACGGCAAGACGATGCTCGGGGCCAACGTCGCGATGTATCAGAAGCTAGGGATGAACAAGGTCGAGGTGCATGCCAACATCGACGTCGGCGGCTATGCGTGGGCCAGGTACGGGTACGTTCCGACGGAAGATTCGTGGGGCGAACTATCCTATAAAATCAACGCAAACATCGACCGCCTGACAGGTGGCGGCGGTGACGGCGAAGGATATACCGCCGACAGTTGGGAGGAATTAGGCCAGCATCAGCAGGACGAGATCGAACGCGCCTTCATTGATCAGACGCGCGACGAGTTCATCGAGAGCGAGGTCGAGAACTGGCGCGAAAGCGGACAGGCGCTCGAGTCCGCCAAGACGACGCTGGTCGAGCAGTTCAACAACGGCGAAGAAACCGCATGGGCCACACACGCGATTGATGGCTATCGCAAAACACTCAGCGATGCGGGCAAACCAGATATCCCGTTCTCGAACGAAACGCTGATCCAGGCGATCACCCTCGACTACAGTTCGCGCTACGATGACGGCAAGGGCGACCTCGACGTCACCTTCAATGACGACAAGCTGACAAACCCCACCGGGGTCGATCCGGCGCAGGAGACGCTGCCCGGTATTCCTGCGGTCGAGCCGCATGAGCATCTCACCGAAAGCATGCGCGACGGCCTGACAAAGGCGCTCGACAAAATGTTCGAGAATCGCGCCGAGAGCGATGCCGGGGACGCGGACCCGCCGGACTACATCGGCGACAACGTCGCCGAATTGCAGAGCGAGGTCTGGTCCTCATACAGCGACCGCGACAAATACAAATGGGCGCAGCGCAACGCAGACGAACACCTGACGACCGAAGGCGAGCCGATCGAGGGGACCGGCGAGATGGACGAGGCCGACGCCGACCGGCTGCGGCGGCTGGCGAACAGCGACGATCCGAAAGCGGTCTGGGCCATCGCCGATTCGGCGTGGGGCAAGGAATTGCTGCTCGATACCGACTGGTACGGCGTAATCGACTTCAGCGACAAGGAAACGATGAACCGGTTCAATGCCTACATCGCCAAAGGCAAAAAATAAGGCGCGGGAATTTTTCTTCTGGCGCGACCACCAGGCGCACGACGCCGAACTGCACCAGCCGATTCTAGATCAAGGCGATCACAAAAAAGCGGAGAGCGTCAGTCGCGCCGTGGCGAAGCGCCTCGGGCTGTCCGACGCCGACGTCGATGCGCTGTACGGCGCAAAGCGGAAAAAGGAGAAAGCCATGCCGATGAAGCCGAACAAGGGCGAGAGCCAGAGCGACTTCATGAAGCGGTGCGTCCCCGACATGATGGGCGACGGCAAGCGCGAGCAGGAACAGGCGGTCGCCGCCTGCATGAATATCTGGCGCAGCAAGGACAAGGGCGACCTGCTGGTCGAGGCGCGGCGCAAGCAGATCGAACCGGACGACGGCGAGTCATACGACGAGTTCATGGCGCGGTGCGCCGACGAGGTCGGTGACGATGAGGTTTGCCGGGTGATTTGGGAAGAACGCGCCGCCAAGAGCGGCGGGATCATCCGCAAGACGCACATACAGGAAAAGGTCGAGGGTTTGGAATTCGTCATGTCCGACGAAACACCTGACCGGATGGACGATGTGATCCTGTCGAACGGGTGGGACCTCGAAAACTTCCGGCCAGAGAAAAATCCTATCGCACTGTTCAATCACAATCCCGACTTCATCATCGGCAAGTGGGCAAATGTCCGCGTCGAGAATAAAATGCTGCGCGGCCATCTGAAGCTGGCCGAGGACGGAACGTCTCCGCGCATCGACGAAATTATCCGGCTAGTCAGGCAGGGCATCCTGCGGGCGGTATCGGTCGGTTTCCGGCCACGCGAATTTGAGCCGATAGATAAAGACAATCCGTTCAGCGGATTGCGTTTCAAGAGGCAGGAGCTCGTCGAGACGAGCCTCGTCTCGGTGCCAGCCAATCCGAACGCACTGTCAATCGTAAAGTCATTGAAAATTTCCCCCGCAACCATCGACCTCGTTTTCGCCGGGAAAGGCAAAGGAAACGAGACGCGGCGGCGCGGGCTAACCGGCGGGCATGCCGACATCGCGTCACACAGAAAGGGCACGACAATGTCGTTGGCTCAACGCATCACCGACGCCGAGAAGCGTCTGGTCGAGAAGAAAGACAAACTGGCGGAACTGCTCGGTACGGTTGATGAGACAAACATCAGCGACGAGCAGCTTGAGAGCATCACCAAGGCAAACGGCGAGATCGCCCAGGAGGAGCGCGGCCTGTCCGTGATGCGCGAATCCGAACGCCATCTCGGCAATAACAGCGAGAGCGGCGGACGCACACTCGCACCGTCGGCGGCGAAGCCGAACGGCAACGGGGCGCGGCCATTCAGCATGGCCCCGAAAAAACTGTCGCCGATCGACCTGCTCGTGCGGTCGGGCACCATCCAGTTGCTCGCCCACCGCGACCGCAAGTCGCTGGATGAGATTCGCCGAACCATCTACGGCGAGGACGAGCCGACGAGGGCCGTCCTTGACTGGCAGGTCAGGGCGGCAAGCGCACCGGCCATGACCACGACAACCGGATGGGCGGCTGAACTCGTGCAGCAGATCGTCGTCGACTTCATGGCGACGCTGATGCCGAAATCGGTCTATCCGCGGCTGTCCGGCTACGGCCTGTCGCTGTCGTTCGGACGCAATGGCAAGATCATCATCCCGACGCGGTCGCGTACGCCGACCATCGCCGGGTCATTCGTCGGCGAGGGTCTGCCGATTCCTGTCCGTCAGGGTGCGTTCACCTCGCAGACGCTCACCCCGAAGAAAATGGCGGTGATCACCACCTGGACGCGGGAGATCGACGAGCATTCGGTGCCCGCAATCGAAGGCTTGCTGCGCAATGCCATCGGAGAGGACACGGCGGTCTCGCTTGACGCCGTCCTGCTCGATGCCAACGCGGCGACCGTCATCCGGCCCGCCGGTATTCTCAACGGCGTGGCTGGCCTGACACCGACGGCCGGCGGCGGCTTCACCGCGCTGGTCGGCGACATCAAGCAACTGACCAATGCCTTGCTCACCGGCACGGCGGGCAATATCCGCAACCCGGTCTGGTTGATGAACCCGGCGCAAGTCAATTCCATTGGCCTCGTGGCGGCACCGGGCGCGGGCGTGTTCCCGTTCCGTGAGGAGATCGGTCAGAAGCAGCTTGGCGGCTGGCCGGTCATTGATTCCGGTACGGTCCCGGCGGGCACGGTCATCGTCATCGACGCTGCCGACTTCGTCAGCGTCGGCGGCGAAGGGCCGCGCTTCGAGATCAGCGATCAGGCGACGCTGCACCTCGAGGACACAACCCCGACCGACATCACCACGACCGGCACCCCGCCGGTTGCGGCGTTCCCGGTCAAGTCGATGTTCCAGACCGACATGCTGGCGCTGCGGCTGATCCTGCCGATCAACTGGACGATCCGGCGGGCTGGCATGGTGGCATGGGTCGCGGGCGTTACGTGGTAGTCAACCGGGACAAATAAGCGACCGGGCAATTTCCCGGTCGCTCTTTTGGCCGTCTGATTTTGCAACAGGAAAGGCAAAGCAATGACCGATACCGAACAGGCAAAAGCCGACGCTGCCGCAAAGCAGCGAGCCGACGAACAGAAGAAACACGCGGACGAGACGAAAAAGAAACTGGCGGAAGATCGCGACGCCCGCAGCAAGGCAAGCAAGGAAGCGACCGGCGCGGTCAAGCCAACGCCGACGCAGGAGGAAAACGATCTGGCCGCTTCTGGCGTCCACGTGCTTGAGCACGAGGACGACGGCAGCGGTCCTGATCCGGCGACTACGCCGCAGACCAAACAGTCGGAGGCCAAGCCGACGGCTGGACGTGGCGGCTATGCGACCAGGGCCTCGACCCCGGCATCATGACCGTTCGCGATGTTCTGTCACGGATCGCGGGCCAATTCGTCCGCAAGGGCGAAGGGGATTTTCATCCCGGCCCGTGGTTCTTGCCGATAACCGGCGGCTGGTTGCCGCCGGGAGTCGGCGAGAGCCTGAACTGGTGGCAGCGCGGCTACGATCCGATATGGGCGAGCGGGCGCTCGTCGATGGTGGAGGCATGCGTATCGGCCTACTCGCAGACTGTCGCCATGTGCCCCGGCGATCACTGGAAGCTGAATGAAAAAGGCGGACGCGACCGCGTGAAAAATTCGGCGCTGTCGCGCGTCCTGCGTCATCCGAACGACTATCAGTCGATCTCCGACTTCATGCTCAACACGACGCGCTGGCTCTATATGGAAGGCAATGCCTACGCCCTGGCCTTGCGCAATTCGCGGTATGAGATCGACGAACTGCACCTGATGGATTCAAACCAGTCGTTCCCGCGCCTCGCGGAGAACGGGGAAATTTTCTATCAGCTTTACGGCAATGACGTCATCGCCAAGCGACTGAACGGCGAGGCAATGACGCCAGTGCCGATGCGCGACGTCCTGCATATCCGGCTGCATAGCGTCAACCGGCGCTTCCCGACCCCGCTGATCGGAGAGTCGCCGATCTGCGCCGCCTATGACGATATTGGCGTCGGCGATGCCATCGCGCGGCAGCAGATAAAATTCTACATGAACGAGGCGCGGCCATCGGCGGTGCTCTCGACCGACATGGTCCTCGACAAGGATCAGACGCAAGCCCTGCGCGACCGCTGGAACGATCAGGCCAAGGGTCTGCATCAGGGCGGCACGCCGATCCTGACGGCGGGACTGAAGGTGCAGCCGTGGTCGCAGGGCGGCAAGGACGCCGCCACCGCCGAAATGAAAAAGCTGTCGAACGAGGCCATCGCGTTGGCGTTCCGCATCCCGCTGCAAATCCTCGGCATCGGCGGCACCAATTATTCCTCGACCGAACTGCTCATGCAAAGCTGGATCGCGTCGGGCTTGGGCTTTGCGCTCAATCATATCGAGGAAGCATTCGGCTTGCTGTTCGAACTCAAGGGCCAGCCCGACGAGTATCTGGAATTTGACACGGCGGCGCTGCTGCGCTCGGCGGAAAAGGACCGCATCGATGCGCTCGCCCGCGGTGTTCAGGGCGGCATCTACGCGCCGAACGAAGCGCGACGGAAAGAGGGATACCCCGACGTCGAGTTCGGCGATGAGCCGCGCGTCCAGCAACAGGTCGTTCCGCTGTCCGCCGCCGCCGCGATCCCGGCCTCGCCCGCCGCGCCGGCCGCGCCACCGGCCCCGGCAGCGCAAGAAAAACCGGCTGACCTGCCTGAACCGAAAGGCAACCGCGATGATATCCAACGGGAAATCCGAAACCTCCTCAATGGTGCCGCCCGCATCAGCCGACGCCGACGTTCTGCTTGAGGCGTGGCGCGAGGCGCTGGCGGACGTGCTCGCCACGGAACGCCGCCAGTGGCAGCGCGAGCGGGCGCTGATCGAGGCACAGGCCGCGCAGGTCGTCTCGGCCCTGAAGGCGGAGGTCGTCGCGCTGCGCAGCGAGATCACGGAGCGCGTCAACGCGCGGCTGGCCGAATTGAAAAACGGCGAACCGGGAGCGCCGGGTGACCACGGCGATCCGGGGCCAGCCGGTCCGGCAGGACCCATCGGGGAGCCGGGACCTCCCGGCTCTTTTGGCCCTGAAGGGCCAGCCGGTCCGGCTGGTTTGCCCGGAGAACCGGGACCGCCCGGAGAGCAAGGCCCGGAAGGCAAGCCCGGAGAGCCGGGGAAGGCCGGAGAGCCGGGTGAACCGGGAGCGCCGGGTGAGGTGGGGCCGCAAGGCCCGGAAGGCCCTGTCGGCCCTGCGGGGCCGCAAGGCGAGCCGGGAGAAAATGGCAAACCGGGCGAACGTGGCGAGCCGGGAAAACCGGGTGAACGTGGCGAGCCGGGAAAGGCCGGACCGCAAGGTCCGCACGGCGAACCCGGAGATCGAGGAGAGCCGGGAGAACGCGGCGAGCCGGGAGCGCCGGGGATCAACGGTAAGGACGGCGCACCCGGCAAGCTGCCGAAGGTGAAGGCATGGGTCGAGGGCGTCCATTACGAAGGCGACGTCGTGACCCATGCGGGCGGCTTATTCCAAGCGCAGCGCGACACCGGTCGCGAGCCATACCAGAACGAAAATAAAAGCGTTCACGCCGACTGGATTTGTCTTGCGGCACCCGGCGCGGATGCGCCGCAGATGCAACTGCGCGGCACCTACAGCGAGAGCGAGACGTATCACTATCTCGACGTCGTGGCGCTCAATGGTTCCAGCTTTGTCGCCCGCAGCGACAAACCCGGCGTCTGTCCGGGGGCTGGATGGAAACTGCTTGCCTCCGCCGGTCGTCCCGGCAAGCCGGGGCCGAAAGGCGAGCGCGGCGAAAGCGGACAGGCGGGCGAGCGCGGGTTACCCGGTCAGGCCGCGCCGGTCATCGCCGCGTGGGAGATCGACCGCAAGAATTTCCGCGCGGTGCCGGTCATGTCAGACAAGAGCAAAGCGCCGGCGCTCGATCTGCGCGAATTGTTCGAGCAGTACCAGATGGAATCGCGCTGATGGCCGACATCACGGTCAAAGTCCTCGAGGAAGCGCAAAGCTACGCGCTGATTACGCTCGACGAACTCAAGCTGGCGATCGGCATCGACCCCGCCAACACGGACGATGACGAGCAACTGCAAATGTGGATCGATCATTTTTCCGACGTGATTGCCACCATGTGCAACCGGGTGTTCGCCAAGGAAAAAGTCGAGGAGACATGGCGCGGCGACCCGCCGCCGTACGAGAACTACCGGATATTCCTGACGCATTATCCGGTCGAGGACGGCGACATCGAACGGGTCACGGTGGCGGACGCGGAAATTGATCCGGCCAGCTATGAGATCGAGACGCGGTCGGGAAAACTGACAATGCTCGGCGCGTATGGCGGGCCGGTCGCCGTCACCTACAGCGGCGGCTACACGCTGCCGGAGGAAGCGCCCGACGCGCTCAAACAGGCGATGGCGCTGCTCGTCCAGGCGGGCCGTACGCAGATGGCGCGGGAGGTGACCAGCGGCATCCGCTCGATCTCGCATCGTGAGTCGCGGGTGCAGTTCTTCGACGCGATGGCGGGTGCCAGCGGCAAGGGCGGCAGTTCCTCACCGCTCTCGATGGTCGGCGATACGGTCAACGCCCTGCTTTATCACTACATGCGTTTCCATGTTTAGCGTCGAGATCGACGGACGCGACGAACTGGTCGCCAAGTTCGACCGCCTCACCAAACAGATCGAGGACAGCAAGACCGAATTGCCGAACATGGTGTTGGAGTGGCAACGCGAGGACATGAACCGCAGGTATCCGAACCAGCAAGTCGGTTCGCTCGGCGGCGGGACAGAGACGTTTGTGCTGACGACGATATGGCCGCGGTCACGCAGCTACGTGCGGAAAAAAAGCATCCGCTCCAAGCGTTTCCGGCAACGCGCGGTCGGCCCGCGCGGCACCGGTTCGGGGCGTCCGATTCTGCGGGCTGAACTCTACGGCAAGCTGATGGCGCGGGGGCTGGAACTGATCCAGAAGGCGATGACATGGCCGTAAACCTCGACGTGCTGCTTCAGTCGCCGATCTTCGACTTTTGGGCGGTGCCCTGCACGTTCATCCCGCTTGCTTCGCAACCGGGCGCGGGGAGTTATTCCGGGCGCGGCATCCTCAATACCTACGCGCTCGACGTCACCGCCCAGGACGGCTCGATCTATTCCGACCAGCGCACCATCCTCGACATTCGCGAAAGCGAGTTCGCCGTCCTGCCGCAGCAGGACGATCATGTCGTCATCGCGAAGGACTGCAACAACGTGCCGAAGGGCGAGTATCAGATCATCGACGCGGACAGCGACGGCGGCGGGCAAACCTGCCTGACCATCCGCAAGGTCGAAACGGCGATGTAGATGGGCGTCACCGACACGCAGAGTTTCGGGCTGGTGATCCGCGACGTCCTCTACGACGCGCTCGAGCGCGACCCGTTCTTCGCCAGCTACACGAAACGCAAGACCAAGATGATGGCGGTGCAGCCGCAGTTTCTGCCGTTCCTCGGCGTCTACATCATCGACGAGGTCATGACCCCGGATGGCGACGCCAATGCGGGCTGCGTCCGGTTCTCGCATACATTGCGCGTCGGCTTTTCGGTCATGGTCGCCAACAACGATCAGGTGGTCGCCGAAAGCCAGATCGATGCCGCGTTCTGGCGGATCATGAACGTCTGGCGCGACCAGTACGTGATGAACCTGCTCGACACCTTCAACCCGCACATTGGCGCGGGCAATCCCGACAACACCAAGATCGAAAGCATCACGCGCGGGGTGCGCCGCCACCTGTTCGGAGCGCCCGCGATCAACAACGAAACGCCGGTCGCCGAGATGCAATACGACGTCTCGTGCTTCTGGCGATCAGATTGGGCACCGGTCATCGTGGACGATCTGGAAACGATACATATCCAGACCGGCATCAAGATCGGCGAGACGCAGGAGGAGATGGACCGGCGTCTGCAAGCGGGAACGGAAATTGTTTTGGAGACGGCTGCGAAAGCGAAGCCGAACATGCAGAAGGAGAAACACAATGGCAGCTAAAGAACTATCGCTTCGCGGCAAGGCGGCTCGCGAGCGCATTGAGAGGATCAAGAACAGCCGACCGCCGGCGGGCGTACGCGTCACCCCGGCAAGCGATGAACTGCGCAAGGTGCTGCGGCATCCGCGCGGCGCACGTTTCCCAAACGAGGGCAGCGCGGAATGGCCGAACGACCGCTTTACCAAACGGCGGCTGGCCGAAGGTGCGGTCAAACTCGAGCAAGCCGAAAAAAAGACGTCGCGTGGCCGACACGCGGAATCAGCCGCCTAATCCAAGCAAACAGATTTGCGATGAAAAAACCTCGCCCATTCCGGCGAGGTTTTGCATGAAAGGACCAGCACAATGCCGATCAGCTTTGCCAATATTCCTGCAAACATCAAGGTACCGCTCTACTGGGTTGAGGTCGACCCATCGATGGCGGGGCTTCCGTCCATCAATCTTCGCGCCCTGCTCGTCGGCACCATGACGAGCGACGGCGACGCCACACCCGACGTGCCGATCCCGATTGGCTCGCAGGCCCAGGCCGATCAGCATTTCGGCCTCGGCAGCGAACTGGCGCGAATGTTTCACGCCTTCTATAAAAACAATCTCGCCAATGAGGTCTGGGGCCTGCCGGTGGCGGAGCCGGTCGGCGCGACGGCGGCAACGGGCACGGTCATCGTCGCCGCTGCCGCAAATGCTGCCGGCACGATCCATCTCTACGTCGGCGGGACGCACGTGCCGGTTACGGTGTCGCCATCGGACACGGTCGACAATATCGCCACCGCCATCGCGGACGCGATCAATGCCGATGATACGCTGCCGGTAACGGCGACCGTTGCGACCGGGACCGTGACGCTGACCGCGCTCTGGAAGGGCATATCGGGCAACGAACTCACGGTGGCGCTGAACTACTACGGCGCACGCGGCGGACAGACCACGCCGGTCGGGCTTGACCTGACGCTTCCGGCGACCGGCTTCCTGACCGGCGGCGCGGGCGTCCCGGTGTTCGATACCGCCATTTCCAATATGGGCGAGGAGCCGTTCGAATACGTTGCGATGCCGTATACCGATTCCGAATCTCTGTTTGCGTGGGATCAGGAATACGGCTTCACGGACGACGGACGGTGGGGCTGGCAGCGGCAACTGTTCGGCCACGTGTTCTCGGCCAAACGCGGCACCTACGCCGATCTCGTCCTGTTCAGCGAAACGCTCAACAGCGGCGTCGAATCGATCATGGCGGTCGAGGTGGACAGCCTGTCGCCATGCTTCGAATGGGCGGCAGCGTATTGCGGCAAGTCGCAACGGGCACTGGTCAATGATCCAGCTAGGCCGTTGCAGACGCTCTCGCTCAACAACATCAAGATCGCACCGATCAACAAACGCTGGCTGTTCAGCGAACTCAACAGCCTCGCCTCGAACGGGCTGGCGATCCAGAAGGCGGGAGCCGACAACCAGCCGATGATCGCACGGGAGCAGACGACGTATCGTCTCAACCTGTACGGCCAGACCGATGATGCCTACGAACTGGTCACCACGCTGGCGACGCTGGCAAAACTGTTGCGCAACCAGCGCCACGCGATCACGACCAAATTCCCGCGGCATAAGCTGGCGAACGACGGGACCAAATTCGGACCCGGCCAGGCCATCGTCACTCCCGGCATCATCAAATCCGAACTGATCGCGCAGTACCGGATGGATATGTTCAACGGGCTGGTCGAGGACCTGCGCAACTTCAAGCGCCATCTGATCGTTGAGCGCGATCCGAACGATCCGAACCGGGTGAACGTGCTTTACCCGCCCGACCTGATCAATCAACTGCGCGTGTTCGCGGTGCTGGCGCAATTCCGCTTGCAGTATGACCGCGGCATCGACGTCGAGATCATCGGTGCAGCGAAGCCGCCGTTCAACGCGGCGTCGGGTGCCAACGCGGCCTGATCCATCATCACAAAATAGGAGAACGTCATGGCTCAAAGGATTGCGGGCATTGCCTTCCTGACGGTGGACGGCGCACAACTTGCCTTGCGCGGAAACTTCACCGTCTCGCCAAGCGCGGTCGAGCGCACGATGATCGCCGGACAGGACGGCGTCCACGGCTATCAGGAATTGCCGCGTGTGCCCTACATCGAAGGCGATATCACGACGATGCCGGGTGAGTACCTCGAGGACCTGCTCGATCAGACCGACGCCACCGTGGTCGCGCAGCTTGCCAACAACATGCAGTACACGCTGGTCGGCGCAACCTGCAAAGGCGGCTTCGAAAACAATTCCCGCGACGGACAGGTGCGCGTCCGTTGGGAAGGCCTGACCTGTGAGGAGGTGTCGCTGTGAGCGGGAACGCACGCGTGCGCGAAGGCTTCGTCGAAGATCGTCCTCCACCGACCCCGCTCAAGGCGGTGGAGGAGCCGGAGAAAAAACAACGGGCCGCGCCGCCGCCCACCATCGAGCCATCGCCCGCCGAACAGCCGGCGCTGCCGGGAGACGAGTGGCCGATCAAGGTCAGGCTGATCTACAAGGCGATCCGCGACAACAGCGGCGGCAAGATCAGCGAGGTCACCCTGCGCGAGCCGAAGGCGGGCGACATCAACCGCTACGGCAACCCGGTGCGCGTCAATCAGGACGGCGACGTTCTGATCGACGAGCGCAAGATGACGTACATGATCGCGGCGCTCGCCGACGTGTTGCCGCCGTTCATCGAGGAGATGGACCCGCGCGATTGGAACTCGTGCGCGTATCGGTTACGCCGTTTTTTCTTGCCCGATCCAGCGGCCTGGTAGGCGACGAGGACGAGATCATCCTCGATTGCTACCGCTTGGCCCGCTGGTATCACGTCAGTCCCGACATTTTCCTGAACATGACATTGAGCGAGGTCGCGCTTCACATGCATCGGACCGCCCAATGCGACCGCGCCCAACAGGCAGCAGCCGGTGACGACTGATGGCGAGTGAAACGGAGGAACTGAGACTTGTCGTCAACCTGACCGACAATGCGTCGGCGGGCATCGCCAAGCTGCGCAACGAGATCAGCCAGCTTGGCGGCGGGCAGGGCGGACAGGGCCTTGAGCGGTTTAACCGCGAAACCGCGCGGATAACGCAGAACGTCAAAGGCCTCGGCGTCGAGGCTGGCATGACGGCGCGGGTGCTCGGCAGCGTGCTCGGCGCTGGCGTCGGGGTGGCGGCGGGTGCCATCGGTGCGCTCGGTGCCGCGATCACCTACCAGATCGTCACCATCCCGCAATGGACCAGCGAACTGCGGCGCATGGGGGACGCGGCGCGGAATATCGGCGCGAACGCCGGACAATTCCGCTCCATCGTCGAGCAGCTTGGCGCGGTCGGCGTCGAAGCGGGCGCGGCGGAAAAGTCGATGGCTGGAATCAACAACGCCATCGCCGACCTGACAAGGCGCGGCAGCGCGTTGCGGCAGGAATTGCTCCGCCGCGCCGGCCCCGAAGGCCAAGCCGGGATGCGGGCGTTCATCGACAGCCTGATGGCGGCACAGACGCAAGCCGAACGCACCAACAGGGTCATCATCGCGGGCGAGAATGTCTACAAGAACGCGCTGAAGGAAACCGGCAGCGAACTCGAGGCACGGCGGCGCGAGCAGGAATGGCTGCAACGGTTCGGCGTCGATCCGTCGCTGGCTGGCAAGCGCGTCAAGGAACAGACGGCGGAGGAGAAAGCGGCGGCAGACGAGCGCATGAAAAACGCGAAAGCGTTTTCCGACCAGCTTGGCGCTATCGGCCTGAAGATGACGACCATCTTCGACATGATGAAGGACCCGCTGATCGGTCCTGACAGCATGCTGGTCAAGGGCATGCAACTGGCGAGCGACCTGCTCGACAAGATTATCGCGGGCATCAAGTGGTATCAGGGACTCAAGTCTGTTCCGGTCGCGCCCGGAACGGTTCCGGGCGATCCGACGGCTGGCCTGTTCGGCGGTCTCGTTCCGCAAAAGCAGAGTTACACCGACGGCGGCGGTTTTGCCGGCCTCGTCCACAAGGCGACCTATGCGCCGCAGGGCGGCCCCGCCGACGGCGGTGCTGGCGGCGGCGCGGCACCGTACGGGCAGACCGCAGGTCCGGGCACCGGTAAGGGCGCAGGCGCAACGCCACCGATGGGCGAGGCCGCAGCGGGCGGTGCCAGCCTTGCCGCCGTGCGCGGCGGTCAGGCGGACGAACTGGCCGACCCGGCGGTCCGCAACAAGCTGATGGCCTACGCACACGCCGAGGTCGGATCGCAAGGTCCGCAAGCGGTGCAAGCCTTCATGGAGTCGACGCTCAATCGCGCGGCGGCTCGCGGCAAATCCATCGACGAAACCCTGTCAGGCTCTTACTTTCCCGGCTCCACCCATTCGAAGGCGGCGGGCGGTGCGCCAGCGGGAGCGCGGGCTGGCTACGACAAGATGATCGACCAGGTGCTCGGCGGTTCGAATATCTCGAATCTCGCGACCGGCAATGCATCGGGCAAGGTCGGCTTCGGCGGCGGGCCACAGACTTTTGCGGCCGGCGGCGAGCGGTTCGGCGTCGAAGGCGCGGATCGCGCATGGGCCAACAAGATGCGCGGCGATGGCGGCGGTGCCGTACCCTACGGACAGACCGCCGGGGCCGGGACCGGTGCGGCGGGTTCGCCCGAATCCGGCGACGGCCAGATCGGCCCACAGGCGGCGCTGGCAATTGCCCGCCAGCATCTCGGCGAGGACGAGATCAGGGACCAGTCGAAACTTCAGGCGTGGTTCGACAAGAAGGGCATCAAGGTCAATCCGGCCTCGACCGCATGGTGCGCCGCGTTCGTCAACGCCTCGCTGGAAGGCGCGGGCGTCAAGGGCACCGGCTCGCTGGCGGCTGGATCGTTCGTAAAATACGGCAAGGGCGTCAGCGGCGAGGAGTCTGCCGCTGGCGACATCGGCGTCGTGCGCGGCAGGTCATCCCGTACCGGCGTGGAGGGCAGGCACGTCGGCTTGCTGACCGGCGAAACCCGCATCGGCCCCAACGGTCAACTGCAAGTGCAAATGATCGGGGGCAATCAGGGCGGCACCGTATCCGGTCGCGGCGGCGTGTCGGAGCAATGGCGCGATGCCTCGTCATTGCATATCCGTCGACCCGACTACGACACCGCGATCGCGCGGAGACAGATGGACAGGTCGCAAGCGGCGGCCTCGAAAGTCGAAGGCACTGGCAAGATCACGGTTGACGTCAATGCGCCCAAGGGCACCAACGTCGGCGCGGAAGGCGGCGGCCTGTTCAAGGACGTCGAGATCAACCGGCAGACACAGATGGAGCCAGCCCGCACCGGCCCTGCGGCTGAGACGTACTCGCTATGACCTCGATCACCGACATTTCCAATACGCGCTGGCGCGACGAACTGATGCCAGCCTCGTTCAAGGGCGCCCGTTTTCATTGCGAGGTGAACGGCATCGAGAGCGGGCGGCGGATCGTGCAGCACGAATTTCCGAAAAAGGATTTGCCGTACGCCGAGGACATGGGTCGCGCGGCGGCGATGTTCACGGTCCGTGGCTACTGCATCGCGTTTCCGTCCGACGAGGACGACTTTTATCAGCGCGACTACCGGCAGGCCCGCAACCGGCTGGCGCAAAAGCTGAACGAGGTCGGCGCTGGCATGTTGCAACTGCCGACCTATCAGCCGCTCATGGCCGTGTGCATGCGCTATCGGCTTTCCGAGGAGGAACGCTTCGGCGGCTATTGCGTGTTCGACATGACCTTCACGGAGCAGGGCGTCGATCCGTCGCGCTACGCGCCGACCGCCGACACGGGCGGCCAAGTGTCGGGTGCAAGTCAGGCATTGCGCGATGAACTCAAGCGGGTGCTGTCCACGCCGGGAAAAACCCCAGAGCGGACGGTCGAAGCATGAACCGGCACGATGCGAAGGAAGCGGCTGATCTCATCGACCGCGTGATGGTCAATCTGGCGATTTGCATTCCGGCGCGGGGCCGCCCCGGATCGGACGCCCGCACCGCCATAGGTTACTTGCGCGTCAACGCCTTCACGCTCCTGATGGAAAACGCCATCGGCGAGCCGCTTGATCAGGTGTTCGTGCTGGTGCGCAAGGCGGGCGCGACCCTCGAGCAGATCGAATCCGTGCGCCGCTTGACGATGTTGGAAACCCCGGCATCGCTCGGGGCCGTTCTGGCGATGCAGGCGTCGATCAATTTTTGTCTCGCCACCGAAGCCGAGATCATCGCCGCAATGACGTTTGTCTCGCGCGAGGAGATCGATCGGATCAAGGAAGGCTTGCAGGTTGCGTTTGCCGGTGCCGAGGAGGTGGCGGCGGACGCGATGGATTCGATGACGTTTCAGGCGTTGATCGGTCTGCATGCGGCAATCACCAATCATCTGGTTAGGACGGCGCTACCGCTGCCGCGCCTTCTTGGCTTCCAGTTTTTCGAGCCGTTGCCGTCGATCGTGCAAGCCTATCGACTCTACTCCGACGCGAGCCGCGCCGACGAGATGCGGAAAACGAACCGGATCGTGCATCCGGCCTTTTGCCCAATGACCGGGCAGGGATTGTCGGCTTGAGATGCCGCAACAGAGGCCGGACGAGATTGCGACCCTGATCGTGCGGGGGCAAAAATTCGAGGATTGGGAAAGCGTGCTGGTTCAGGAGCGGTGGGCCGATTCATTTTCCTATTTCAAATTCACCGCCGCCGAACGCGACCGGGAAATCCTGTCACAGACGCCGCTATGGTCGCGGCTGCAATTCCGGCCCGACGATCCCTGCACGATCCTGCTTGCCGGTCAGCCCGCAATCAAAGGCTTCATCGAAACGCGCCAGGTCGCCTACGACGCCGCCAGCCACGGCGTCATGCTGATCGGCAAGAGCACCCCGGCATGGCCCGCACGCTCAAGCGTCGATACCAAGACCGGGAATTTCGACGGCAAGAACGTCGAGCAGATCGCGCG